AGCTCCCTCAGCAGTTGATTCAAGTGCAGCTTCAGCACTCGGTAAAGCATCTATAACATTAAATTCTTGACCATTGTAATGTCTACAGATAGCACTAGTCCTTTCATCTAATACAGCGTTGTACCTATACTTGGTGACTCCTCTGGCTCTAGCATTAGCTAAGCTTGCCCAGTTGTAAGTTCTATTGGCATAAGCATTCGCTAAAACTCTACTATAAGCACTCTTTTGGTAATGATTATAAATACTGTTTCTTAAAGCCGTCATATCACTTAAACTTGCGTTATCTAAGCTAGTAAAGATTCTATCTACTCTGGTTCTAATCCGAGGCATTATCACCCTGCGAAAACTACCTTTAGCGTAAAGTTCCATTGATTCAGCACTAGCCTTCATCAACCTACTAATATCAGCTACTTCTATCGACATGCTAGGGAACACTTGAAGCGCACCACGCTGAGCTAAATCCCGAAAAGCATCATTATATGCCCTCAAACTACTGTTAACAAACTTTGCACCTTCTATATCATTAGCAAAATTGGTAAGTAAACTATCAAACTTAACTCTAGATATCTTACGCTCAAACAAAGCCCCAAAAGCATCTTCTATAGGAGCATTAAATTTATCAAATTTATAGATCAGAAAATCAAAAGCAACTAAAGTAAGTAATAACTCCTCGGTCTCAAAATCTTCTTCTGCTCTAACACCTCTATCCAAACCTCTTTTATAATCTGCTAGCAACTGCTTACCAGATTCGTTTTCACGAATTAAGTCTTTATTTTCATAGTGTTGATGCCAATCCAAGTTAGCTCTCCATCATCTTGTTTTGATAAAACTTATCTAACTCTTGATAAAACTCTGAAATACTACCTTCAAACTTCCTAGTGAACTCTTCAAGGATCATCGGTGGAATTGAACTGTAAGCAGTTTCTCGCTTAGGTAAATTAGTACCATAAGCTTTATTCGTTAATTCTATATGGTCATCTAAAGTAAGTAGTTTTTGATCTGATAAATTCTCTATTTGTTTTTCAGTCTGCAAACGAACTAACCCAGGGCTAGTTCCAGGAACTAAAGACCAGTATCTAGGCTTTTCTCCCCTATTATTTTGAAAGATATAGTTATTAAATATATCTGCGTACTTTTGCCTCAAAGGTTTAAATACTTTAGACTCACCCATGAGCATAGCTGTCTCAGCAGTTGCCCTATTGTAATCGTGACTAACACCTTTGTATATAAGTGGAATACGAAAATCTTTATCAATACTTTCTTCACTAATCCCCATAAACTTCTCAAAAATTACTTCTTGCTGTTTAAGGTTGTTAAGAGGGACTACGTTAATCTGTGGTGTTTCTTTACCTACTGCTCTTCCCATAGCATCACCGTTTTCAGAACCCATAGCCTCAGCAACTATTACCCTATGTTGACTCTTCGTGGCTCCCGGGCTAAACGCCTGCTTGATCCTATGCAAACTCTCAGGCTTCAAATTACCATTTGCGACAGTAACCATCATTGCAGGGATACCATTACTTTCAAAGAAATCTAGATTGAGAGCTTGAGCTTTTCTTAAACCTTTAACCAGACTCAAGTTAGCAATCCATATAGGTAGATCTGAGCAAGTAGCAGAATAGTTACTAATCTTAACAACCTCGCTAGCGCTATCTATGTAGTCTAAACTTGGATCAACTTCACCTGTCTCAGGATTGATAATTCTTCGATCACCAAAAGATTTTAAATAACGATACTCCCCACCTTCATTAACCATATAGCGAGGCATTTTTTTAACAACTTCTTGTTCTACTATTTCGCCGTTCATCCAAACTTTATCAATAACTTTAACCTCGTCATCTTCGCTAAGAACTTCTTCAATAGTTTTAGCTGGCAAGTGATAAACTTGCTTAACTCTATTAAAACGATCCCTAACCACTTCAGAGTAAGCCTCACCACAAGAATACTCATCAATAGCCCACCTCTTAGCAAGTTCATTAATCGTCAAGCCTGGAGATAAATAATCACAAATCGCTTGCAACCTAAGCTTTTCATTCTCAACATACTGCTTGTCTGCTTTATCTTTATATTCAGGATTTAAAACTAGTGAATATTCAACCCCTGAAGCCTCAGCAGACATTACATTAATATTGGAATGCAAAGCAGTATTAATAGTTGCCTCAGTTATAAGTAAATCTTTACTAATCATTGGGCTCTTAAATGTTCTTCTTTGCCCTAATGATCTTCTAAGAGTTAAGTTTGAAAAATTACCATAAATGTTATTAGTAAATTTAGTGAAATCACCTTCAACGAAATCACTTAAATGATTCTTACTATCGTTTGTTATTACTTGAGTAGAACCCGAATTAAAACTATAAAAATCTTGTTTAGAATTTAAGTCAATAATACCTATTTTTTGACTTACTGAACCTTTAGTAACTTGCTGATAAGTTCCATAGACAGTATTAAAAAGATCACCTAATATATTTGACATCTGTTAATTTCTTTTGTGTCATTAAATAACATAAAGTTTTTTGACAACTAGAAAAGATCCCCGAAAAAACTAAAGAACCTACTTATAATATTACCGCTTTTTGGCTCTTTATTAATAACAGGTTTAGCTTTTGTGATATAGCCATGCTTATCTAAACCCAATACATTACGGTAAGGAAACACAGGGCAAGTTCTACTTATATCTATCTCATTATGACCATGAAAAGTTATCTCATACTCATAAGCTTCAGCTATTTGGCTACACAGCTCACGTAAAGAATCATATTGAGCTTCACTGAATTCATATCTACCAGTTAAGCAAATAGCTATGGTATCCCTATTAAATGGATACTGAGCCGCTGGCTGTATTTCAAGACTTCTACCTTTATGAACAACACCATCTTGAGTAATCACATATTGATAACCTATGTAAGTCCAACCATTTTCATCAACATGCCATCTAGTTATTGTTTCAATATTGTCATGCTCAGGTATGTCACTGTCCGAACAATGTAAAAAAACTTTTATAACTTTTCTATCAGGTTTTGAAAACTTAATCATAAATCCCCCCTATCAAGTAATTATAAATTATAAAATAATTATATAGAGCATTTACTGGGGGGCTCATGGAAACTCAAGGACTTAAATTTTTACTCGAAAACTGGCATAACCCACTAGCATTAATAGCTTTGTTTTTTATTGCAGTCATTTACGTCATCAACTTTCTTAACAAAAAAGAAAAGAATGCGAAAAAACAGTTATCAGATACAGATTTTGAACACTACGAAAATCTTAAATGTATTAAATACAATGAGATTATTACTTTACTGGAAACAACAAATAAATTACTAGCCGAGAACAATAATCACTTAAATGGCAACATAGATAAACTAACTAAAATTCTTGAAGAGAATGTTAAGCAAAATGATTTACTGAAAGAAAAGCTATCCGAACACTTAATAAGACAAAAACTAAACACCGACTTACTGCTTAATATTAAACACCACGACTAAGTAACACTTATATTTCTAGGTTTAATAAATAACTGCTTATCACCACTACTAAGGTTGACTTCCTCTAAATCAGACAAAGCAGCAGTAGTTAATTCAAGGAACATATCATAAGTATTATCTGCCTGAAGCTCACTGGTAGTAGTACCATAGTCTGAATTCTCTAAAGTAACCCTAAGCTTCTTAGTATCAGTTGGATGATTAGCTATCCCAGAACCAAGACTTTTTGTAACTATCGTATTCCCCGAAAAATCTTTAATTGCAAAATTTGCGCCAGTTACTCCAGTGTTAGCCGATATAGCTAAAGCTGCAAACGAACCACTGATATTAATATCAATAGGTAATTGACTTCCAAAAAATATACTATTCTTACAACTCACTTAACACCTCACTTTCTTCTATCTTAGTATCAATATCTGGTATCTCAATACTAGCTTTTAAATCATTTGTTTCTACAGTAGAAGAACTTTTAATGGTATCTACAGAAGCTTTAATAGTGTTTATTTCAATTCCAGCACTTATACCAATTACTGGAGATGCTACCAACTCAACACCTTCCCCCTCTTCGTTAAAATTTCTTCCTAGAATTAAATATTTAAGCACCATCTATTTCGTATATCCTCTCAGAATTAGCCGTGCCATTCTCGTCGGTTAAGTCAAACGTATATAAAGGTGTGGTTCCGTCGTCATCATAAATAACCAACTGATTAGTACCAGCGTTAACTTGCGCTCTATTAGTTTGAAACTTCCTAGCTATTTGGCTATCTAACATAACTTGATCCCTTTGCGCTGTACTCCATACGGTAGAACCTCCACCAGTTGCAATTGCTTGAGTTAAAGAACTTACCCTTAATTGAATATTGACTTGAAATCCTCCCAAAGTAGCAGCAAACAAAGCTGCACTATCTGGAATTGGGAATAAGTTACCATTAACAATTAATGTATGATTTGCCTCTTGCGGTCTAATTAACCAACCATTCTGTAAGAAAAAGTAACCACCTACAAACTGACCACTACCCAAAGGCTCTCCACCTACACTGTTTGCAAAAGCTGGTAAAAACTTAGAATTATCGCCTAACAGCACCCAGTCTTTCCATCTAGAATATAAGTCTTGGACATCAAAGCTAGTAGTGCCTAATGTTAATGAAATTGTTTTATCTGTTCCATCAAATACAAAACCCACTAACTAACCTCTAACGTAGCGTCAATTCCTAGTATCTCAGTTAAAACAAAAATGTCTATTTCGTAATTTTTTTGAATGATAGTTAAAGCTTCTAATTGTTTTTCTGGCGGTAATTTTTGAATCTCGTCTTCTAACACGAACTCTGTAGTGATTTTAGATGATTCCAAAAAATATCTTTTACCCTGTGTGTCATCGGCAAATTTTTGATATTCACATATAACCCTAGTAACTTTCTCAAGCTCAGTACTAATACCATTAACACGATCAATATACTCTTCAGTCCACTTAGTGTTATGCCATCTATCAAAAATTAATTGTTCTTGAACCTGCCCATTATTATCACGTATTGTTATTATTGCCATTACTTACCTTACCTTAATTGTACTAAGGATTTTCAAACTGCCTATCTAATTGTTGCTGTATTGGGATTGATTGATTTTCATTAGCATAAGTAATATTAATTCTTTGAGTTATATAAGCCAATGAATGAATAACTATAAAACCATCGTTGCCAAATTCAGTATGCTCAAAATTAAAACTAGTGCCAGAATTTTCAACACCACCTATTTCTATAGCAGTAGCAGGATTGGTACCAACATAAGCCCTGACCTCTGAATTAGGTTGCAGTCCAGTAAATATTAAGGATACCGAATTATCTACAGTTAAAGTACCGCTAGTTTCAACAAGCGTTGGAATTGCTTGAGTTGGTAATAATCTTACAGTAACTGCTATTCCTGAATTATTTTGAATTTCAAATCCTGAATTAATCGTATAAGCTCTTAGGTCAACTATCGTACTTGTTGAAGCTCCATTAATTTTAATTCTTCCACCACTTGCTCCAGTTCCTATTAATTGATTTGTAGTAAGGTCTACTAGATCTAATCTTCCGCCATTATTGATATTGACATTACCAGTTAGTACACCTTGATTTGCTGTTGTTGCTACAACTGTATTATTAAGAATTACATTACAACTTGCTGTAGCTCCATTTGCAAAAGTTAACGTGCTAAATGGAATTAAATTTGTATAATTAGAACCACTTGTAAGGGTACTAGCACCTATGGTTATAGTGCCTGAACTGTGAGACCAAGCTCCAGCAATGGAATCTATAATTAAAGCATACCCTGTGTAGCTTGTTTCAGTATTAGTAGAAGTCGTTAAATCTACAGCACCACCACCAGCGGAAATGTCTTCTATATCATCATTATCAACATGTTCTGCCTTGTGCCTATCCCTAAACTTATCTAAAGTTTCTAGCGTGCCGTAAGCAAGGACTGTAGCTTTAGTTGTTTCAGTGATGCTTGAATCATCTACATCTGAAATTACTGTGCTTAATGGCGCTCTTGCATCAAAAGAAAATGACTGTGTTATCTTGTCATACTTTCTAGTGTTGCACACATAAGGTGCCACGATTACAGCATCGTCTAAATCATAAGTAGTTAAAGCACTTATAGTTACCCTTCCCCATTCGTAAGAAGTTTTCGCCCAATCTCCATTACCATCCGAATTTCCATCGAACACCTCTACCCCATTAGTGTTTTTAATTCTAAGTCTCATTCCAGAAGCATTGTTTTGCGTTGCAACCGTTAGAGGATTAGTGATTTTAACTGTATTAGAACCTGATAGTGCCGTTTGTTGATCAAATATCGTAATACCATTGTCCTGTAGGGTTTGAATATCATTCACCAAAATATCTTCTAAAGTTAAAGTATAACCAGTGCCATTACTGCTTAACCTGGCAAAACGATCAGTAATACCATTTGGATTAAATCTTATACTAGGTACTGTGGTGGATTGCGATAAACTCCAAAAATGATATACAACTTGAGCACCAGAATTAACACGTATGCCCTTAATCATGGCAACGTTGCTTTTAGGGTTGATTGGACCTATGGAGCTGCTTAGATTTGAATATATTGGATTTAGAAAATAAGATTTGGTTCCATCCACTCTTCCACCTGCCGCTCCATTAAAGTTGACTGCTTGAACTTGAATCGCTTCCGAAGAGCCACTATTTCGATACATTCTTAGAAATTGAGTTGTACCAGTTATAAGAAAAGCTCCACCAAATAATCTAAAAGAACCAAAATCATCTGCTGTACTTACATTATTTCCCGTTTGTGAAAAACCACCAAAACCAGTACTGTTATCCATTAAACAGCAAGAATCTATAACAAAACCATCACTATCTAAATTACCAAATTGCATTATGCCATCAAGATCTGTCCATTCAGAATTAAATTCTAGAGTTTTGTTAATATCCTGGATCATGACATTTTGACCAATTGTCCAAGCGTTACTGGTGGTATGTCGATAGAAGTTAACACTTTCTTTAATCAAAGTTGAACCATCGTCCAAGTCATCCAACTGATAACTAACCCCTAAGTTGTTTCCAGTGGTTGGTATATCACTAGGAACTTCTGTGCCATCAGGCTTCAGGACAGGATATTCACCAAAAGGAAATAAGATGTCACAATAATTGGTTCCTTGGGCTATGATTTCTCGGCTTTCCCACTGAGCATTACCTGAATAAAAGTAAACATGCCTACCTACATCACCAGCAGCCCAACTAACCCCAGAAGTGTTAAGCCTAGTGTTAAGTCCATTAGCGCCAGTTCCTATACTAGATAGAGTTCCTGACTTATAAGGTGCAGTGGTGGTTATTGCCACTAATTATCTCCTATTCTTTCTTCTAAAGTTAATAAAACATACTCATTAAAAGACTTATTGCACTCTTCTGCTTTGGTTTTCGACCCATCAAAAATCTTTTTATCAGCGACAGTATTGATCGGGATTTCTAAAATCCTTGGTTTATCTGCTTTTTTAATTCTGTCTTCTGGTGTAATAATCATAATCTAAATCGTAAACCAAGCCTTCCTCTTATGCTCCAAGGGAAAGTACCCTCTTATGGATTAGCATAGTTCCTTTCAAGTGGAGCAACTAAAGAAACTACATTCGCTGTACTTCTAGCTATAGTACCAGTAGCTACAACATTCTGAGCTGTATCTAATCCACCTGCTACAACTGTTATGTCAGCATCAGTACCAGCAGATCGACCACCCTGCGTATTGTTGTCGTAGTCAAAATCTAATTGAACACTAGTAGCTGCTGAAATATTCCCTGACATATCAGAGCCTCCATTATCATCTACAAGAATCGCATTAGTTGAGCCATATTGATTACCATTGGCGTCAGTAAAGAAAACTCTATAATAACCATTTGTATCATTTTGTAAATTTGCATTGAATTGTAAAGTCAAAACTGCAACAAACGGGAATTGCCTTTCAGTTCCAGTGTCATCAACAAAGAATAATCTATTTGTATCAGCCGCTTGAAAATTATCGATGAAAACACCATTGTTATTAGACTGTCTTACTGTCTTTAAGTCACTACCAACAAACGTTAATAACTCATCAGCAATATTACCTATTTGAGTTCCAGTACCATCGTCTATATCAATGTTTTGCCTTAATTGATGTTGTGCAAACTCATATATTTGCTCAGCAGTTGCAGAGTTACCATCGATAATTACACCAAAAGCGAAATAAGAAGTACCTATTAATCTTTCACCAGTAAACGCAACCCAAGTCACACCAGTATCTGAACCGCCAGCAAGGTCACTATCATTACCAGCACTTGTTCCACCAGCTGTAGTTATATACCATCTATTATCAGTACTGGATTGCACTACATCATTAGCGTCATAGACAGTACTTACAGTCCAAGAACCTTCATTTTGGTGAGGAATATAAGTAATAGTCATTGCATCGTATGGCGCTACATCTGGAGTACCATCTGAATTAGCATCTATTCCAATATCAGCAGTAGTTATATTTAGATCTGTAGCCGTACTAATTGGAAATCTATAAGCTTGAGAAGCTAAGGTTGTCTCACCAATTGTGGATATATTTGATGAACCAAATAACTGCCCCTGTTCCCTAACAAATATGCTAAAGCTAGACCTTCTATCAAACCCATCACCATAAGAGCCATCACCGTTAGGGTCTGAAAGGATTTGAATAGCTTGATTAACCTGACCTGTTAACTCAAAATCTGTAGCACCAACGCCGTTATCATAATAAAGTTGATCATCTGATTCAATTGAACCTAAACCAATTACACTAGCCCATTGCTGCGTAACATTACCTGAAATATTTAGAACAGACCAGCCACCAGTTCTAATTAAAAATCTAGAAGCATCATTTAAGAAGTCCCAACCATCTTTCAACTCAAAACTTTCATCAGTAATAGGTGTTTTAGGGAAAGGGAACTTAATTAAGTTAGCATCATCTTTCCATTCTTCTTTCTCAAACGAATAAAGAGCTTTTAAAGTTACCCCATCACTAGACAAATTACCTGCTTCAGCTAAAGCTATTGTTAAGCCAGTAGTATTAAATGTAACTTCTGTACCTTGGTTTAAAAAATCTGGATCGGTAATTAAAGCCATTTAGTAGCACCTCCGCATTTTTCAAGGCAATATAAAGTAATGCCATAGTGGAATAAAGGACTTCTCATACCACTCTGCTCTATTGGGTAAACAGTTTTGCAATAATCTATAGCTTCCTGAAGCAAGCCAGCATTTAAGCCTTCAATCTTATCTTCAAAAACTACAGTATCTAAACTAGTTAAGTAAGAAGCTACGCTTTTCAATTTACCTTGGAAAGAACTATTATGTCTAACAATACTAGGGTCTCCAATATCCCAAAGCTCTGGAAAACTTTTTATACCTTTCACCCTTAAGGATACTGGTAACTGCTTAATATAGCCATTTACAAGACTTTGCTCTTGAGTCGATAACTGCTCTTTCTTTTCTGCTTTTAAACGACACTTAAATAAATCTTGCCTTAAAGCTTTACGCTCTTTTCTTGCAACGCTCCAGCTTTTATTTATATTGGAATAAAAAAGCATTACATTTTTAATAAAATTTTGGTCTTTTTCCTCAACCATATATATATTTTAACTTTGATTTACATACGCTTTTTAAGACAGAAATTCAAATAATCATGAGCTTTAAACTTGTTATAATACTTGCCATTTATTTCAATAAAAGCACCTGATTTTAATTGAAACTTTAAATAAGCTTCATAACTTTGATACTCAGCAAACTGGCAACAGTCGGTATTTAATCTATATTGCTTATACCAAGCTTTGGGATCTAACTTTTGTAACCTTTGTTTAAAAGCTTCTTGTAAACACTTAAAATGCTTGATAGCTTCCCATGTTGCTACAGTTAAACCTCTTCCACTTAGCTCACTTTTAAGCCTTTTGTATACCTTTGGGTTTAACTCCTTAAGTTGATCAATAAAAACTATTAGATAATCTTGCATTTTTGTTAATTTACTTTGTGTCATGAAAGAACATAAAATAAATTAAACCCCCTGATATTATTATGGATTAAATCAAGGTTTTTGTAAATAAATTATTAAAACAATTCGCCAAAGCTATTAAATTATCTATAAAAACATCCAAGTCCAAACCTAAATCTAGTTGTAAATCTAAATCAATTGTCATTATTTAGTCACTGATTTCTCTATCAGATTTATACTCGACTAAAGTTAAATTTACATTTGCATCAGAACCAGAAATTAAACTCATCTTAGTACCCTGTTTAACAAAAAATATTTGTTTTTCACCAGAAACAAACTTGCGATTAGTGGATACAACGGTTGCAGCAGGGACAGTAATTGTTCCACCACCACCAAAAGCAATATTATAATTAAGATCTTTGTCGGTTTGAAGCATAACCCCAGCATCAACTAGGAACTCTACTTCTCTTGCAGTACTGGCGGATAACTGAAAATTACCACCTGTAGCTGAACCACCATTTAACTTGATAAATTGAATTTCATCACCATTGGGGTCATGGGTAACTATTTCAGCTAAAGTATTTTGAAATCGGTTTACTGACATAACTTAATTATAATTCATCCTTAATATATTTACGGTGAAGTTAAAGCAGCGCTTGCTACGACTAAAACATTTGATAAGCCGTTTAAATTAGTTGCAGTTATACTCTGTAATCCTGAAACATTGTTACTATGAGCACTAGCTGCAAATTCAGTGCTATTAACATCCGCTGAAAAATCTTGAGTATCAACACCACCAAGCGTTATAAAGTTTGAATTATTGTTTGATATAGACCCTACTAATAAAAAACTATCAGGATCAGCAGTTAGAGAAACAGGTGAACTAGAACCGGTATTACTATTGAAAGTAGCTAAAACCTGCGATATATTCTCCGTACATTCAGTGTAGTAAGAATGTATAGCCGAACCAAAACTACTTGTATTATTTAAGACCACTGTAGCAGTAGTTGCAGTGGCTAATTTTATTGCCCAAATTTGGCTACTTACAAAACCTGGTCCAAGACTCGCTATTAAGCTGGCGGCATTGCCATTAACCGTCATCGTAGTAGCCTTAGTTCCAGTAAGAGTTATAGTCGTCACAAACAAAACCAATCGGTCTAAAGATGCTGTACCTAAAGGCACATTAGTAAATGTACTACCTCGACTACCTGTAACACTCCCTGCATAAGTTATCTGCGCTGGCGAAGGGGGTGATACTATATCACCTTTAGAAGGATTACCTAAATTCAAATCTAAACCTAGCCCAAAATTCATAACTTAATTATATTTCACATTCTCCACATATCTATCTCATCAGACAAGTATTCTCTATTTAATCTTTCTTCCAAGTAATCATCTACAGAGACTTTAGGCTTTTCTATTTCTATTTTCCTTTCATAGTCATAAGTCCAAACATCTAAATTCTCTAAAAGCATTTTACGCTTAATATTTGCATAAACTACACTTTCTAGAATATTATGACAAACCCCTGCAACTGCATCTGATATATCTTTACTACCACCTACAGGCTTTTCAATTACTCGCTTCTCACCAGTAACAATCTCTTCTAAAGCTCTAAGTTCACTACTTAATAATTTATTATCAACTACTGATACTCTTTCCTGTTCAATTAATTCTTTTAAATCATCAAATGGCTTGGGGTCTCTAACTGTACTAATAACTCTTGTATAAAAACCTTCATTCTCTAACTCTTGAATACTTTCCGTACTCTGGAATGAGTCATAGCTAATATATTGTAAGTTTAACCCCCAATCCCTAAGCTTTATAAGATCTTTCCTAATTTGAGCAATATTAACTTTGACACCATTACCTGGAGTTAATGTATAAGCAAATGGAACGTCTATATAAGCTTTAAAAGCATTACCTACTTTTTCAACTTTAGCTAAATAACCAAACGCCATAGCAGCCTTACAATTACTTACAGCCAAGTCAGTGTGCTCAAAAAATATCTTCCTAGGGTGTTCTCTTTGAATATTTCTTTTGTTCCATTCTATTTGACTATTAAAATTACCTCTACGCTTCCATAGATCAGTATTATCTTTTAAATCTAAAGCCCAATAAGTTTCTTTATCTTTTGGATAAAATATTTGATCGATAATCTCACCAGTATCAAAGAATGGATTAACAGCTTTAGCGCCTTTCCCTATAAAATCTTTTTGAAACTTATAAGGATTAGTAATAGCTATTTCATAAAGAGACATTGGGCAATCATTTCTAATGGTCATGTCATCCTTAATATCTTTTTCTTCAATGACTCCAGGTGGATATTTGCTATCACTTAACCTAAAATTGAAAAACTCTTCATCTTCAAACTTTTTAACTTCCCATAAAGCATATTCATATACTCTAGTGCAATGCTCTTTATAATTCGTAAACTCTTGAGCTAATCTTTGAGTAAAATCATCTTCAACCCTAGCGGAACCAGCTACTATCATTTTTGTAAAGTTGAAATCATAAGCACCAAATCTAGTTTGTATTCTAGATTCTAAAGTTCTATAGTTTCTTTCAGCTACATCTAGTAAACCACCTGTATCTTCAGTATCTTTTTTTTTAGAATTAGTAATTATCGGCTGGTGGTTCATTTCATCCATACCAACAAAGAAGTAAGCTATCGCTTTTTTACCATACTTACTAGTAGCTAGCATTGGAGATAGAAGTAACTCATTATTATCACCAATCTCTAAAGCTGATTCCTTCCTCTTGTTAACTGGTACATGTTTAATAACATAAGGCATTGATAAAAACATCTTTCTACAAGGTTCATAAAACACTTTATAAGTTTCAGTTTGACCATCTGATAAAACACCTGCCACTAATACAGTCTGCTCAGCCATGCCGTAAACTCTTCTTATATTCTCAAAGCAATTAGCATAAAGCAGTGAATAACAAGCCCCAATCTGCATAAAGAAAGTTTTACCTTGTCCCATAGAACCGCCATGAATAACTTCAGTAACAGGATCTTCACCAGCTAATACGTCTGGGTAACACTCGTAAAGCATTTCTCTTATCTTAGGTCTATAAAGTTGATTTGATAAATATTCGTTACTCTCACAAAACTCTTGAATAGTTGGAGGTACATGGCGCATCCCCATAATAGCCTCAAGAAAATCAAATCTCTGCTTCTTAATTACACTGAAAGCTGCATTGTGGAATATCTTAGCTTTTCTAGCCTCTCCATTAGTTTTATAAACATCTCTAAGGTTTAGTAATTCTTCGCCCCAATAATTAATCGTCTTTATCTTGCTATTTGTATCATAGTCATTTAAATACTTTTCTTTATATTGGTTTTGAAGGTTTTTTAAATTCATAAACTAAATAAACTACCCTGACTTAATCTTTCTTTACAAATGTTTACATACTCTTCGATCATTTCAACCCCAATAAAATCAATACCTTTCTTTTGGCATACTTTTAATGTTGTGCCTGAACCAGCAAAACAATCAAGAACTAGTTTAGGCTTTTCTTTATTTACTTTAGTATAAAGGTCTATACAGAAACTTATGACATTCTCTGGTTTCTGTGTTGGGTGATAGCGTTTTTCTTGACCTTCTCTTAACATTCCATTCCATCTATGCTCTATTTTCCTTACAGAACTTTTTAAGTTTGTCCATGCAAGCTCGCAATCAGCAAAATCAGTAGTACCGTTTAATTTATCCCAAACTATCCAGCAAGCACTTGGCGGTAAAGCATAATAATTCCCCCCCCAAATTATTGAATTTTTAGCCTTAGAAATTAATTTATCAATTAATGATTGATTTACTGTAGTTTTATCCCAATCGTAATTGGTATATTGACGACTAAAAGACTTTTTAAACCTTAGGTCATTTTTTCTTTCTCCTCGTTTCGACATAATAGAATCAGCCCAAATTCCATAAGGTGGATCAATAAGCAATAAATCAACATCTGGTAAATCATCTATTACGTCTTCTATTTTTGCGTGAATTATTTGATTTTTTAAGTTCAAAAAGTACCCCCACTACTATAAAAATTACTTGGCAAAGTATTACCTGGTACTGGACTGGGATCAATCTTTTCTATATACTCCCATAAATCAGATTGCAATACCCTAAAATAATTAGCCAGTACTGGTTCGCTAACCTTGTAAAGACAACCTTGCCTCACTTCTTTATAATGCTTTAAAAATCTATCGTCAGTAAATCGCTCAAAAAACTCTAATAATAAAACTACTTTTGATAAAAGCCAACCTAATTTAGTTTTATAAAATCTATCAGCCATTAAATGTTTATCCCCGTTGTTTTAAATTCAAAGCCTGTTTCTTTCAACTTAATTAAAGTTTCTTCTTTAACTTTACTACCATCAATAATCACGGGTCTCATAGCCAGCATCCCATCCATAAAATTATCTACTTCCATCCTACTCTCATCTAGTTGATTTGCATATTCTTGAAGTTCTTCTCTTATTATTTTTTGATCTTCTTCAGAAACACTAGTTAATCTTTCATGTTTAAACCAAGATCTTAAGAGATTACTTAAGTTATTATCATCTAGTCCGCTTATATATGGTTTTTTTATTTCTTCATTCATGAA